TTAAAAGCAAAAGATTATTTAGAACGAGAAATACAAATTTTAAGAAATAAAAATGGATAGAAATTATAAAAAAGTAGCAGAGGGTGTAGTTGAAATGACAGGGGTGGATATATTTTTAAACACTAGGCAAAGAAACTATGTAGAATTAAGAGCATTAGTTTGTTATATCCTTAGGGAAAAGCTAGGAATGAGGTGGACTAATATTGCATATTACTTTGAATCAATGGGTAAGACTATGAATCACGCAACTGTAATTCATTTAGTTAAGAATTATGAAACATACAAAATGTATAATTCATCTTTACAAGAAATAGAAGATACCTTTAATTTCAAAAGTGAATTAAATTATGACGAAATAGACAAGATACATTACCTGCAGGGCAAATGTGATAACTTTGAGAGAAAGTATTTAGATTTAAGAAACAAGGTAAAGAACGACCCAATTATGAATGTATTGCACGACATACCTAAGGAAAGACTAAATGAAATAATAGAAAAGGTAAGTTTATGGAAACAAAGTTGGAATTGGAAAAATAAAGATGAATGTAAAATAATAGAAAGCAGTACATCTATGGATGGTATGCATTGGTAAATAAAAAGTAACTTTAAAAACGTTATACTACAAATCATATATTATGAAGTTATTGCGTTACGAAGTTAAAGTTGGATTTTTTAAAGGGATTTTGTTTGGTGTAAGACATTACCCTTTTGAAGATGAACAAATATACGAGGAAGACATTGTTGTTTACTTTGGAATATTTCAGTTAGTAATTACAAAAATATACAGAAAATAATTTTTTTGTATCTTAGAAAAAAATATTAACAATGATTAAAGCAAAAATAGAAAAGGTAAGTATATCATCAATCAACGAAAACGAAAATAACCCTAGAAGCATCAACAAGTATAAATTTGAAAAACTTGTTAAAAGTGTAAAGGATTTTCCCGAGATGCTAAAACTTAGACCAATAGTGGTAGACAAGGATAATATCATACTCGGTGGTAATATGCGTTACAAGGCTTGTAAGGAAGTTGGTTTGAAAGAAGTCTATATTATACAGGCAGAAGATTTAACAGACAAACAGGCACAGGAATTTATTATTAAAGACAATGTAGGCTTTGGTGAATGGGATTGGGATATTTTAGCAAATACATTTGACAACGTTGAATTGAAAGATTGGGGATTAGATGTTTGGCAACCCGAAGAAGAAATTGATTATAGTGTTTTGGATGAAATTGATTTAGAAGAAAAAATTGATAATTTATACGACCAAACTAAAAAATCAGTTATACTTGAATACCCAACAGAACAATACGAAAAAGATGTTAGACCTTATATTGATAAATTAAAAACTATTGGCGTTGATATGTCTGAACTATTTTTAAACGCATTAAAAAATTATGAATCATAAAGTTTATGTGATTAGTGCTAATAGATATAATGATTTACCATTCAATGATGAACAAAAAGAAAAATATATCTTTTGTGTTAAAAATGGTCAAAAAAAATTATATGAACAAAATGGTTGTAAGGAAGTTTACAATACGGGAAACCTAATGGATAGCAGAAATTTTGCACTTGAACATTCATTTAAAAATAACTCTATTTGTATTCAACTTAGTGATGATATAAAAAAGGTAACAACAAATAAAAATTTTGTAAAAAAAAGAACAGTACCTTTAGATGAAGCAATAGAAGATATTGTAGGTAAGTTTAAAAAAATAAACGGAGTTTACTTAATGGGTGTTCCACCAACAGATAATTTTTTCTTTGCTAATAAAATAGTTGTAGAGAATAAGTTTTGTATTGGAGATATGTTATTTGTTAAGCCAAATGAATTGAGGTTTGATAATCAACTAACTTTAAAGGAAGATTATGATTTTACTTTACAACACATACAAAAAGCTAAAGTTTTAAGGTATCAAAAATATTTATTTACATTTCAGCATTATTCTAACGCAGGAGGGGCAGTTGATATTAGAAATGACAAAGAAGAACAAAAAAATATAATGATTTTAAAATCAAAGTGGGGTGATAAAATTAAGCTAAACACAAAAAGAAAAAACGAAATACTAATATGAAAACACTAAAATTAGAACTAAACGAACATAACGTAAAGATTGGCTCAAAATGTGATTATGTTCCGCCGACAGTTACTGAAAGTTGTTTATTAGAGTATGATGGCAAGGTTATTGGTTTCTATTTAACAGAACTACCCGATAAATTAAATCAATATTTAAATATAGCCAACAATGAATTTCTAAGTAAAAATGTTCCAAAGTCTTTACTAGAACGTTCTGATGTTTATGCTATGCAGAAAAAATATGGTATAAGTAGAGCAGAAGCTAAAGCAAGAAATACTGTTCAAATGTCTACCATACTAGGTGGGGTTTTAGCAAAGCCACATTTACGCAGACCTTACAATTCTGTGTCAGCAGTACACACAAATAAAAAGGCAAGAACATTTATCAAAGCAATGTTATTAACTTGTAAGGAATCAGAGAAATTAATCAAGAAATATATGCCACAACAATATGAATCGCAAAAAAAACTAATAGAAGAAACTACATTGCCTAAATATAGATTTGGAGAATTATTTACAAGTAGTATATCTAATTATAATATAGCTGCTCCATTTCATCAAGATAGGGGTAATTTAAAAAATACAGTAAATGTAATATTAACCAAAAGGAAAGATACTAAAGGTGGAGCATTATGTGTACCCGATTTTAATCATACATTTGAGCAATCAAATAACAGTATTTTAGTGTATCCTGCTTGGTATAACATTCACGGAGTTACAAAGATAATTATGCAGAATCAAGAAGCATACAGAAATAGTTTAATTTTTTATCCATTAAATGGGTTTGACAAATAATATGAACGAAAGTAGACACATAAAAAAGGAATCACTATTAGCTGCACTAGAACAAAGTCTAGGAGTTGTTACAGTAGCTTGTAAGAAAGCAGATATACCTCGAAGCACATATTACAAATGGCTAAAGGAAGATGAAATGTTTGCAATAGCAGTACAGGAAATAGAGAACGTTGCTTTAGACTTTGCAGAAAGTCAATTACACAAACAGATTTCTGATAATTCAACTGCAGCTACAATATTTTATTTAAAGACAAAGGGAAAGAAAAGAGGGTATGTTGAAAGACAAGAAATAACAGGAGCAGATGGAATGCCAACTAATTTTCAGATTGAAATAATTAAGAATAGTGAAGATAAAGACTAATGTAGTTTTTGAGCATCTATTAGAAACAGATAAAAAAATATCAATAGAACAAGGTGGGACTAGGTCGGGTAAGACTTATAACATACTGTTGTATATTATATTTCATTATTCATTAAAGAATACAGGAAAGACAATAACAATATGTAGAAAAACATTCCCATCAGTAAGGGCATCTGTAATGAGGGATTTTTTAGATATATTAAAAATACATAATTGCTACTTTGAAGCTAATCATAATAAATCAAATCACGAATATAAGATTAATGGAAATCTAGTAGAATTTATTTCTTTAGACCAACCACAAAAAGTTAGAGGTAGAAAAAGAAACTTACTATTTATAAATGAAGCCAATGAACTTGATTATGAAGATTGGCAACAATTAATATTTAGGACAGATGAAAAAATAATTCTTGACTTTAATCCATCAGATGAATACCATTGGATTTATGACAAGGTAATACCTAGACAAGATGCCGATTTTAATATTACTACTTATTTGGATAATAGTTTCCTTAGCGATAGCATTAAGGAAGAGATTGAAAGATTAAAATATACTGATGAACAATATTGGCAAATCTACGGGCTTGGTATAAAGGGAATCAGTAAATCAACTATATTTAGTTATGTTGAGGTAAATCAAATTCCTGAAGATGCTGAGTTTATTAGCTTTGGTGCAGATGCAGGATATACCAATGACCCGACGAGTTTAGTTTCTGTATTTAGAAAAGACTATGACCTTTACGTTAAAGAACATTTGTATCAAACTCAAATGACCACAATAGATATCCATAAAAAGTGGAAAGAAGTTGGAATAGAAAGACAAACAATATACTTTGATTCAGCTGAGCCTAGATTGATTGAGGAACTGCGTAGGATGGGTTGGAATGTCAGACCAAGTTTAAAAGGTGCTGATAGTATAAATGCAGGAATAGATTTATTAAAACGCTTTAAAATACATATCTTAAAGGATAGTCATAATGCAATACAAGAATTTAGGAACTACAAATGGCAAGAAGATAGAAGTGGTAAAATGATTAATAAACCTATTGATAAAAATAACCATATTATTGATGCTATCAGATATGCTACTTATTCAGTTCTAAGCAAACCAAACTTCGGTAAATATACACTACATTAAAAATAAATAAAAAAAAGTTATTAAATATTTTGTTAATTAAATAAATAATGTTATATTTGAATATTATTAATTATAACAACAGAACAGATGACTTTTACAAAAACATCAAATTACACTTGGGAATCTAAATTAGAGGGGTTTCATTATTACATTGATTTAGAAACTTTCAATGGAGAGGGGAATATGTATTACTTAACTATTATGAAAGGGGATGATGTAATAGAAAATGATTTAAGTTTTTTCAAATTAAACGAAGCCAAACAATACGCAAAACAATATTAATTATAAAGACAGAACAGATGAAAAAATTACAGACACTAATAATAATAATAGCACCAAGCTATTTTATTCTAAGAATGATAACAGGATTAATTTTTAATATTTAAGATATGGAATGGTACGATTGTTTAAATCCACACGAACAAAAAGAATATGAATGTTCAGAATGTGGTAAGCCACTAGAAACAGATGATGGTTATTGTTCAGGAACTTGTTTTGAAGCTAGTATGATATAAGATATTCTTTGTGCAGTAGTTACTTTTGTAGCTTTGTTGAGGTAGTCAGAAATGGCTACCTTTTTTTTATTACCTTTATTCAAATAAAAAACTAAATAAAATACGTTATAATAGTATGGCAATTAAAATTAAAATACCAAATTCATTAAGTGAAATTACTTTAAGGCAATACAAAAGGTTTTTAAAGATTCAACAAAGTGAAACAGAAGATAGATTTCTAAATGCTAAGATGATTGAAATTTTCTGTAACATAGAACTTAAAGATGTTATCAGATTAAAGTTAAAAGACACCAACGACATAATAAGCGTTCTGAGTGAACTATTTAATCAAAAGCCTAGCCTAGTATCAAAGTTTAAATTAAATGGCGTAGAGTATGGTTTCCACCCTGAATTAGATGACTTGCTATTGGGTGAGTATATTGACCTTGATAATTTTATAGGAGATTGGGATAATATGGAGAAAGCTATGAATGTTTTATACAGACCAATTATAGTAAGGTTAAAAGACAAATATAATATTGAAGAATACCAAATAGAAAATTCTGTTAATTTATTGGATATGCCTATGGATGCAGTTTTATCATCAATTTTTTTTTTGTGGAATTTAGGTCTAGAATTGTCGCAAACTATGATGAATTATTTGGAGGAGGGGGAGACAGAAGCCTTGACTCAGTATCTCAATTCTCAAGAAAGTGGGGATGGTATCAATCAATTTTTGGACTCGCTAACGGAGACATTACACGATTTGAAGATATCACTAAATTAGGAATGCATAAATGCTTTACAATGCTATCTTTTATGAAAGACAAAAACGAAATGGAAGCAAAACAGATTAAAAAGAAATTTAAATGAGCAATCAAGGAGTAAGAGGTTACTATCAATTAACTGAAACCATAAAAGAACAACTACTAGCAGATGTAAATGTAAACACAGTTACAACAGGAGATATTACTGATGTTAATTTAAGTAAGCAAGATATATTTCCATTAAGTCATATTATCGTAAACAACGTAACAGTAAATGAACAAACCTTAGATTTTAATATAAGTATTCTAGCCTGTGATATTGTAAACCAATCAAAGCTACAAACAACAGATATCTTCACAGATAATAACGATATACAAAATATTCTAAACAATCAACTAGCAGTCTTAAATAGGCTTATACAAAGACTTAGAATGGGTCAGCTACATACAGATATGTATCAATTAAATGGAAGCCCAAGCCTAACACCTTTCTATGATAGGTTTGATAATCAACTAGCAGGGTGGACTGCAACAATGGACATACAGATATACAATGATATTTATATTTGCTAATGAATGGGTATAAGAATTTAAATGATGCTCTAGAGCAATATGCTAAGTATGTTATACAACAAGCTAGGACAAATCTAACTAAAGATAAAAAAGGTGATGGTAACTTATACAATTCTTTAAGTTATGATATACTAGAAAATACAGATGAATTCCTAGTAGACTTTTTAATGGAAGACTACGGAATGTTCGTAGACAAAGGGGTAAAAGGTAAAACAAGCACCTATCCTGAAACACAGGCAGCACTATCACAATTTCAATATGGAAGTGGTACAGGGCAAAAAGGTGGTTTAAGAAAAGGAATAGATGGTTGGCTTAGAAAGAAAAGGTTTCAATGGAGAGATGAAAAAGGTAGGTTTATGAGTTATCAGACTATGACTTATTTAATATCTAGAAGTATTTACAACAAAGGTTTAAAAGCAAATTTATTCTTTACTAAACCATTTGAAAAAGGAATAGAAAAACTATCACAAGAATTGTATGCAGGCTTTGTTAAAGATGTAGATAATTCAATAATATTAGGACAAAAAAAATAAACAATGGCAGATATAGCATTAAGAAGCCCACAATTTAAACATAAAGAAATCCCTGCATCAGGGGTGCTTTCTTCTGTGTGTACAGTTACAGTAGATGGAACATTAAGATATACATTAACAAAAAATGTAGAAGCGAGTACATCTGTTAATTTTGATATATCAGAACTTGCAAGGGATTATTTAGAAATACAATACAAGGGTAATTTTCACGCACAATATGTAGACATAGTTACAACTATAACAAATTACGCAGGGTTAAATGGTCAAGGTACTGCAGTAGGAACTGCAACTACT